GATAAAACAACATCAGGATCAACCGAAACACTAGAACTAAAATCTGGTGACATTGGTGACGTTCCAGTTGAACGTGCTCTTGTTGCAGTAGGTCCAGGAACAGGTGACCCAAACGTTACTAAGGAACGCGTCTATGTTGCAAACCGTGCACTTTCAATCGAAAGTGTAACAGTTTCAGCAAAACGTGACACACCTTCAATGTTTGAAGTAACTTTCCGCTTGCTTTCAGCATCTAACGGATCTTACGGAAAAATTGTTGACCGCACAGTCTAAACAATAATTTCATAAACACTTAGCCCACTTCCCTATACAGGGGGTGGGTTTTGTGCTATAATTTTAATGAGTCTTAAGGAGGCTTGAATGGCAACAAGTGTTTATGAACCAGTTGAAATTGAACTACAAAACGGAACAAAAATTACTATGGCTCCTTTAAAAATTACTCTATTAAGAGAATTTATGAAAGAGTTTCAAAAGATTTCTGATCCAAAAATTGCAGAAGACAATATCAAATCAATGGATTTATTAGTAAGTTGTGCAGCAATTGCAATGAAGCAGTATGATCCAGAACTATCTGATCCAGCAAAGTTTGAAGAAGTTATTGATCTTCCAACAGTTTACAAAATCATCGAAGTGGCAGCGGGTATTAAGTTGAACGACCCAAACGCACTAGCGGCGGCTCTAGTTGGGACGAACTAGATCTAGCCGAGATAGAGTCTAAAGTATTTCTTTTAGGATTCTGGAAGAACTACAAAGACATGGAAGACTCTATATCAATGCCTGAGTTAGTAGCAATACTAAACGCAAAGAGCAAGCAAGAACATGAAGATAGAAAATTCTTTGCTGCTCTTCAAGGCGTAGATATAGATAAAGATAATTCGTCTGAAGGTCAAGAGGCTTGGGAAAGAATTAAAGCCAAAGCCTTTAGTGGTGGAAAGACCACTGACCCTAACGATATAGTATCACTGCAAGGTAATGCCGCAAGAAAAGCAGGATTCGGTATCGGTGAGGGATTAGACTACGAGGTGATTGATTAGTGGCTGAAGTTGTCAAGGGTATAGTTGATATTGAAATCAACACTGGCACTGCTGCAAAAGAATTAAAAGCATTACAACAACAAATTAATGCTTTCAATCTTGCTATTAATAAAGGCAATACTTTTCAAACAGCCGCTGCTGCAAAATATTCATCTGAATTAAAAGATGTAATCAATGCAAGTAAATTCTTTACTGCTGAAACAGTAAGAATGCAAACTGCTGCAGGAGCACTTGATTCAACACTTAAAAAAGGTCAAGCAACTCTTGGTAATTTCTTTAGTGCTAAATTCAACCGTAATAGTGCTTTATTTGCCGAAACAATGGGTCTTGCTGCAGAACGTGCAAGAACCATGCAAACTCAGTTTATTGCCACTTCTGGGTCTGCTAAAGGCATGCAAGAGGCTCTTGCTATTAGACCACTTGCAGCATTTAATTCTGAAATGGCTGTTGCAGCCCAAAGATCTCAAATTCTTAGCACAATGTTCCGTCAGGGAACTACACATTTAATTAACTTTGGTAAAAACGTTCAGTGGGCTGGTCGCCAACTTATGGTTGGTTTTACATTGCCACTTACTTCATTTGGAATAGTTGCTGGAAAAACATTTGCAGACTTAGAAAAACAAGTAGTCTCATTTAAAAAAGTTTATGGAGATATTTTTACAACTCCAGGAGAATTACAAGGAAACCTAGATGCTGTAATGGCTTTAGGAAAAGAATATACAAAATATGGAATTGCAGTAAAAGACACAATAGGCTTGGCTGCACAGGCAGCAGCCGCTGGTCGTAGAAATAAAGACTTAACAGATGCAGTAACTGAAGCAACCAGATTATCAACTCTTGGTCAAATGGATCAAAATGAAGCATTAAAAACTACAATAGCATTGCAGAGTGCTTTTAAATTATCTGGTCAAGAATTAACAAATGCAATTAACTTTTTAAATATTGTAGAAAACCAAACAGTAGTAAGCCTACAAGACTTGGCTGCAGCAATTCCTCGTGTAGCACCAGTAATTGTAGGTTTAGGTGGTGACGTAAAAGATTTATCAGTATTTTTGGCCGCTATGCAAGAAGGTGGTGTATCAGCAGAACAAGGTGCTAACGCATTAAAGTCTGGTCTTGCATCTTTGATTAATCCTTCTAGGGCAGCAAAAGAAACTTTGGGCCAACTAGGAATTAACATGGAATATATTGTTAATCAAAATAGAGGCGACCTAATGGGTACAGTTACAGCATTTAGTAGAGCATTATCAACACTTGATGATTTTACAAGACAGCAAGCATTAGAAAAAATATTTGGTAAATATCAATATGCAAGACTTGGTGCATTGTTTGATAATTTAACTCGTCAAGGATCTCAAGCACAGCAGGTGATGGATGCAGCAGGTTTCTCAGTAGAGCAAATGGCAGCATCTGCAGATAAAGAATTAAAAACAATTGAGCAATCATTTGGCGTTCAACTTACTGCCGCTATTGAAAAGTTTAAATTAGCAATTGCACCAGTTGGTCAAATGTTCTTACAAATGGCAATTCCAGTAGTAAACTTCTTTACAAAGATAGTAGAAGGATTTAATAATCTACCAGATTTTACTAAAAGATTTGCAGCATTAGCAACAATTATTACAGGTCTAGTAATTCCAGCAGGAACTATGTTTTTTGGTTTATTAATGAACTTAAGCGGTACTCTTGCAAAATTAATGCAAGGTGTTGGCATATTTACTAAAGGAACGCTTAAAGGTGGAATTCTAGGTGGTATTCAAGCAGTAAGTCAGTCAATGAAATATATGTCACTTCAAGAATTAGATTCAGCACTTGCCGCTAAACAATTAGGTACAGCAACTATGACAGTTAATGATGCATTACTTGCTCAAGTAAGTTCAGCACAAGGTGCTCGTCAAGCAATTAGTGGTTTGGCAGATACCTATGGAATATTAATTACTAGAATGGCTGAAGCAGCATCTATATCTAAATTTACACTTGGAACACCAGGTGCAGCAATGCAGATGGCACAAACAAGAAACATTAAAGGTGGATTTCCAAGACAAAAGTTTGCAAGCGGTGGAGTTGTTCCAGGAACTGGAAATAAAGATACAGTGCCAGCAATGCTTACACCAGGTGAGTTTGTTGTAAATAAAAAAGCAACTAATTCAGTTGGAACAAATTTCTTAAGAATGTTAAATGGTGGAAAAGTTCGTGGGTATAACGATGGTGGATTCTTTAGTGATTATGAAAATATGCAAAAAGAAAGTAGTGGCGTAGGTAATAAATATACAAAGATTATTTCAGGTCAATATGATGATCCAAATGTTCCATTTAGCCAACAACCATTTGAAATTGGAAATGCCCCTTCAGCATTGCTAGATGAAATGTTAAAAGAGTTAAACCTAACACATAACAAATATACAAGATTTATATCCCCTATGCCTAGATTTAAACCAGCAGCAGGAAGTTTAGCAAAAAGTTTGATTGGTGCAAGTAAAGAATATGATTTTAATAATAGATTAAGAACAGGTACAGCAACAAGAGCAGAAGTTGGTGGATTCTTTTTAGGAAATAGAAGAATTCATGGAGGATCATCAGCAATAGTCAGTCCATTCAAATATCTTCTAGATGAAGCAGGAATAACAGATCCAAAGGTTGAAAAAGAATTAGGAAGAATGGCACACAGAATATTATTACAAAAAGTAAAGGCTGGTCAAACTGTAGATGACAAAATGTTTTCTGAAATATTTAATCAGGCAGTAGATAGAGTGGGTGCAAGCGTTCCAGATAAACAAAAATTAGGATTTGCTAGAGCAGCACTTGGTCAACAAACTGGAGAATCAAGAGTAAGTGGACGAGTTGCTGGATTGCTAAAAGTTCTACCAAATAAAATTAGAAGAATTCCTGGAATGAGAAGAAGCACATATGTTTACACTGGTAGTTCAGGAAGTATTAAGTTTAGTCCAGGTCAAACTAGATCATCTGGTGGATCTGGATATCAAACAATGCCACAATATGAAGGATATAACAAAGGACATATACAAACTTTTGCCAAGGGTGGATCAGTACCATCATTATTAACTCCTGGAGAATTTGTAGTAGGAAAAGAAGCAGCCGCAAAAAATAGACCATTTTTAGAAGCACTAAATAGTGGAATGGTAAATAAGTATGCAGTTGGTGGAGATGTTATGTATGGTCCACAAACAAGACGTCAAGCAGCAATTGCATCATTTAAAGGTGGACTTGGAACTGCAGGAACGGTTGCAGCAGGTGCGTCAATACCATTAATGTTTGCTGGACAAATTATGGCACAAAGTTCAAACCAATTTGCTGCATCAATAGGAAGTTTTGTAAATTCAATGACTCCAGCACTATTTGGCTTACAAGTACTTGGCCCACTCCTTCCTAAATTAGCAAATCCAATTGGTCTTGCAATCGGTGCTACTGCAGCACTTGCTTATGGAACATATAAAGTAGTAGCACAAATTAAAAAATTAGAAGATTCTGGTGCTGCGTTAACTAGAGCCATGTATGGTTCATCAAAAACAGTTGATCAAATGGCTGCAGCATTTGGAAGACAAACAGCAACTCAACAGGTTACATCTACATTAGCACAAAGAGTAGGTGGTCAAGTTGGTCAACCAGCAGCAGAAGCCGCTAGTCAGTTTGTTGGAACAGATGCAGGAAAACAATTAATTGCAGATATTGAATTAGTTAAAAAGTCTGGCGGAGATGCTATTGCTGCATTAAAGAATCAACTAGCAAGAAGCGTTGTATCTGGTGCCATTACAGCAGAAGAAGCCAGGGGTGTGGCAATTGAAATTGGAAAAACTCTTAATGATCAACAATTAGCAGTAAATGTATCTGCTCAACTAACACAGTTAATAGGACAAAATGGTGAATTAATTAAGGGTAATGAAATAGAGATTATTGGAAAGATAACTCCTACTATAGATATGACACAAGTTGATGCAATTACAGAGCAAATGTTTGCTCAAAATACTGCTGGATTCTGGGGTGGACTAGCAAGAATATTTACTGATGATGATGTAGCAAAAAATAAGATTGCAGTTAATTTAATTGCAGAAGGAACAGTTCAGGCATTTAAAACATCAGAAGAGTCTGTTTCTAACTTTAAACTTGCAGTTCTAGATGGATCGATGAGTTTAGATGAATATAATAGAAAAACCAATGAATTAGGAAGAACCAGTCAACAAACAGCACAGGGTGGTCTTGATGCAATTGCAACCAAACTTAAAGTTACAAAAGGTGAATTAAACAATCTTGCAAATCAAAAATCATTTGTTGGAGGAAAAGCGGGCGGATCACTTGTTCCAACAGGAACCGCTAAATTGTTAGAAACAGAATTAAAGAAAACAAAGACAGCAGCACAATCAGCATTAAAGAATATGGGTCTCACAGATACTATGGTTGAACAAATTAGTAAAGGACTTTCTGCTGAAAACTTTACAACTCAAATGGAACAGTTTGGTATTCTTGCTGGTGGAGCACTCACTGATGAAATGGAAATTAAACTTGCAGCAATGTTAGGAAAAGGAAAATATTATTTTGATAATTTATTAGCAGCAAAAGGTAAAGGTGGAGGATTAGGAACAGATTTAGGACCAGGATTTGGCGGTTCTGATGGAACTGGAGAAAAATCTGCACTTCAATTATTATTAGAACGTATTGCATTAACAAAACAACAAACTGCTGCAATATCTGGATTAGTTGCTAATGGATTAAAACCAGAAGCAGCCGCTGCACTAAGTGCTGATGAAGCAACACAACTTTATAATAAATCTAAAAAAGAACAGTCAAGAATTATTAAATTAATTAATGATGACTCAGTTAGACAAAGAGTATTAACAGCAGCATCATTAACTGACGATCAAAAATCAATTAATTTAAATAATCTTAAAATTCAAGGTATGAATTTAGAAATTGCACAAAATCAAAAACAAATTGATCAAGTAACTAGATTAAATGAATTAGATTCTAGACAAGTTTCTATTAGACAGCGTGCATTAGAAGTATTAGGAAAGAAAGAAAAATCAGTAAATGATTTATATGCTAATAGAACAAAGGCTCTTGATGCAGTTGCTCAAGCAAATGAAAGAGCAAATCAACAACAAAGAAATTCTATTGCACTTGCTAGTGCTTTAACCAGTGGAGATTTTGGTGCTGCCGCTACGGCCGCTGCACAGATGACATCAGACTCAGCATCAAATCAAATTCAAGATGCAAAAACAGCACTAGAAGCACAACGTCAAGCAGAACTTAATGCACTTACTACAGAAGTTAATGGTAAATTATTAACAAGGGCAGAAATAGAAGCACAAATAGATACTTATAATGAAAATATTTATCAAAGAACACAAAGCACACTTCAATATGAAGATAATATATATACTATAAAATCTAATATTGCAGCACTCGAAAGAGAAAATGATTTAATTCAACAAAGAGTTGCAACTGCACAAGTTCAAGCAGAAGCATCTATGGCTAATCAAGAAAAATACTCTAGAAGTATTAGAGACTACTATAAAGAAGTTCTTGCAATTATGGGCAAGATGGGTGGAAAAGGTGCACAAACTGCATACTATGGTGGAAAGATTAAGAAGATGGCTGTTGGAAATGTAGTTCCAGGAACTGGAATGACAGATAAGGTTCCAGCATTACTAACTCCTGGAGAGTTTGTTGTCAGAAAATCTGTTGCAGAAGCAAACATGCCACTACTAAAATCTTTGAATAGCAATGTTTTTGGTGAAGGAATGAGCATTGGATCTTCAAATATATCTCCAATTGAAGCCACAACATCTGTTTCAAATGTATCAGCACCAGTGTATAATTATAATGTAAACGTTAATGTTACAGATACAAATGCATCTCCAAATGAAATTGCAGATGTAGTAATGAATAGAATTAGAATGACAAAAGATAGAAGCGTCAGAGGAAACAGATACTAATGGCTACAAGTACTTATATTCAAAATAGATGGGCTTATACTAGACCACAGGCTATTGCATGGGCTAATAATAGTGGCAGTGTTAACGGAGGCTTGCTTGTTCCTGGGGGTACTGAATTAGAAGATTTTATTATATTATCAGATCATAATCGTGGAGAAATATCAATAGGTCAAAATAGAATTGAAAATAGAAAAAGAATGATTAATGGAACAATGCGTTCATACCATATTGCAGATAAATTAAATATATCTCTAGATTGGGAAATGCTTCCATCAAGATCACATAGTGGAGACCCAGCATACAATGCATATGGCAATGCAGCGTCTGGACTAACTGAATATACTGCTGACGGTGGTGCAGGAGGTGCAGACATAGTATCTTGGTACGAATCAAACCCTGGATCATTTTATATGTTTATGTCTTATGATAGACATGATAAGTTTAGTGGACAGGTTGATAGATTTGATCATTTGCATCAATACAATGATGTAATAGAAGTTTATTTCTCTTCATTTTCTTTTAACGTAGTAAAACGTGGTGGATCTAATCACGACTTTTGGAATATCTCATTATCTCTTGAGGAAGTATAATGTTTATAGATTCCGACTTAAACACACATCTTAAAACTAATAATACATTAAAATCAGAATCATTAGTAATTGCAGAATGGAATCTTAATGATTTTGAAAATATATTAAACTTTGGCAACTACCGATATAGGGCTAATGATGCAGCATCTTCTATATATGCTAATTTACCTAATTCATATGACCCCAATGATTTAGGAGATTATTATACAGACGCACTTGTTTCAAGCATAGAGTCAGAAACACTTGTCGATGAAAATGATGCATCATTAATTTTTACTACACCAGAAGTAGATAGACAACTTTATTATGACTTGAAACAATGCTTTAATTCTTTTAGACCTAGATCTGGAATCAACAAACCATTGTTCTTTGAAACAGGAAAATATGTAGATAATATTAAGTCTGCAAGAAGACCTAGATACTACATGGCATCTAGAAATGATTACTTTAAATATTGGAACTCATTTAGAATTGAAAATAGCATTGAAAGAGGAAGATCTGAAAGAGTAGACTCAACTGCGATTGGATACAGTATTACAGATGCATGCCCATTTGTTGTATATAAAGAGCAGGTTGCCTCTAATAGAATTGTTGTTAAACTACAAACAAATCTTGCAGAAAGTGCTGGGGTAACAATAAAAGATGTAAATAACAATGTAATTATAGATCCACTTACAGATATAACAAAGTCTAGTATTCCAAAAAGATGGTCTATTCAATATCTAGATAACAATAATAACTGGATAACTGCAATTAATTTTAATGAAGATTCTTTAAGAAGAGATGGATCAAACATTGTTAAATGGGATGGATATGTAGAATTATTCTATGGTTTAAACATACCAGATAAATATAAAGGATCATTTTATTATGTTGATAAACTAAATAGCGTAGGTGATCTTCCAACAGCACAGGCAATAAATGGTGAAGCATACTTAGTAGGGTCATCAGCAACATCTGCTGGAACGGTTCATGTTTGGAATTCTTCAACTATTGCTTGGGAATCATTTCCAGCAGAATATAAATTTCAATTGCTGGAAGATGATGATACAAAAAGAATTGGCGTTGTATCTTCATTAACTGATCCAGATTATTTTATAGATGGTGGCAGAACAGTATTTAGAGAAATAGTATTATTAAAAGGTTTAAGAGTAAAGGTAGAAACTCTTTATGGCCCAGACAATACTTTTGACCTCATTGAACTAAGTCCAAGACTTACAGCAAATATATCAGATTATGTTTTAGGTTTTGATGTGACAAAATCAATACCAAATGACACCTCTGGAATACCAGTAGGAAGCCTTGTAGCCTCAAATGGAACTATGACTTTAATGAATCATGACTTTGCATTTAGCGAACAAAATGTATTTGAAAATAATCAGGGTAGTATTATAGCCAATATATTAAATCCTAATACAAGAGTAGACTTCTATGATGTTATAAAGAATGTTAATGAGTATGATAAGTTTATACCAGTTAAAAGTATGTATATTGAAGACTTTCCAAAAGGTGGAAGTGCCTTGGTTGATATATCGGTAAATACTAGAGATTCATTCTTTAGACTAGAAACTCAATCTTGCCCACCATTATTTTTACAAAATGTTTCATTGACATATGCAGTAGCAGTATTATTAGATAATATAGGATTTAGCAATTATGTATTTAAAAATATAACAGATAAAAATGATCCAGTTATTCCATACTTTTTTGTTGAACCAGATGCAAACGTTGCTGAGGTATTACAAAGACTAGCAGTAGCAACACAGTCTGCAATGTTCTTTGATGAATATAATAACTTTGTTGTAATGTCAAAAGAATATATGCTGCCTGCTACTGGTGAAAGATCAACAGACGTTACACTATATGGTCAAAAAACAAATAACAATCTTCCTAATATTATTGAGATTAAAAGTGGAGAAACAAAAGTTATAAATGATGGAAAGATTAATTACATTACTAGATATATTCAAAGAGCACCTGCCTCATTAAAGCAAGCCACATATCTAGACGAAGATAGAACGTATGGATATCAACCAGTAGTTTTGTGGGAAGTTCCAAGCCAAACAAACAGCAAAACAATAAATGAAAAGTCAAAGACTGGATCATTTACTTTAGGTGCAGTTGCTTTGAATACAACCCTTAATAACTTAGATCCATATGTAGAAAATAATACACTAGTCAACAACATTATAGACATAGGTGAAAATGTATACTGGCTTCCAAGAATGCAGGGGTATTTATATGCAAATGGTGAAATAATTAAATATGATGCTGTTCAATATACTGTTCCATCAATAGGAAATGTTTGGGTATCTGATGAAATAGAGTATCAAAAGTATTTTAGTCAACTACCATTTAATGGAAAAATGTATCCTACAGGATTAATAAGAATTTATGCAGAGCCATATTATGAAGATAATATAAATAACTTAGGAACATATACTACTTTGTATAAGAATGGACCTGTAAAGAAAAGTGGAAGAGCACAATTTGGAACTAGCATAACCGAACATTCTGCAGGTTTAAATGATTTTTGGTCCAACAATAATAATGTTGATGGATATAAGATGGACTCTAGTTATTTATTTACAACAACGCCAACAGGGTCTATTGTTAGACCAGCCCTTGGAAATGCTTCAGAAAAACTTTGGCAAACAGGAAAAGCAAACGCAGTTCAATCAAGTCGTAATGGAATCATATCAAACTTTTTAAGAGAAACAATTCCATCAGATGACATTGTTAAAACACAAAAAACAACATCCAAAGGAACTGTTCAATCATCTGCACTAGTATTTACAGGGCCATCTACAACAGTAGATAAAAATCAAATAACACATGTTAAGAAAACATTAGATTCAGACTATAAGCACTTTGGAACTAGGATGAGAATTATAGGTAAAAAAGAAGCAAGTACTAGAATTCAAACACCTACAAATGCAACAGAGTATTATGTAGTTTCATCACAGACTGGAGACCAAACAACAACGCTTACTGGTGGATCTGGTGGCATATCTATTATGCTAGATTCAGACGGTGTAACTGGCTACTATTTTGAAATATGTTCTTTAAGTTCTGATAACTTAGAAAACTACAATACTGTAGATTCTAATACAGGAGTAGAGAGTTCAGTATTACACAACGTCCTATTTTATAAAGTAGTTAACGCAGTAAAAGACGGAAAAGAAATTGCTCTTCCTGTTAAACTTTGGGGTGGATTATCAAAGATACTAGTAGACGAAGGAAGATTTGTTGGACAAGATAGACTTTCAAATGAAGCAAATCCAACTGTATATGATATATCTATTGAATATAAAGAAATAGGATCTACAAGAAGATTCTATCTATATATCAATGGAACACAGGTTGCAACAGTGGATGATACAAATCCTCTATCACAAAAATATAATAATATGGCAGTTTTTGTGAGGGGTGGATCAAAGTGTATGTTTGAAAATGTATATGCCCTAAAAAATCAATATTCTCAAGAAACAAAAAGTACCGTTATAGAGAATGTATCAAATGCCTTTGGAAAGAAGGAAATAAACTCTTCAGACGCCCTAAGAAAATATGCAGTATCTGGATTCGTTCAAGCAACATACCTATCTGGAATAGGTGCACAAAATGCACCAAAGTATGCAATGTACTACGAAGAATTTGGAACTATTTTTAGAGAATGTGCATATTTTAATGTTAAGTATGACAAGGCATATCCAGCATTTAGGGCAATGCTAAAGCCTACATTTAATAATGAAAAGACTTATACTTCTTCAGGTTTTTATGCCGATGCATATGGTGCAGAATTTTTAGTATTTAACGCAACAGATAAACTTATTACACTTGATGAAACATCTGGAAACTATCTACAAATTATAGGAATTACTTTTACTCAGAACACATCAAATACTTTGACTGCAGATAAGTTTTATCAAGATAGATCAAACTTTGCAGATCCAATAATTGTTAACAATGCAATACTTTCACCATCTAAACAAGATAAAATATATCAAGATGTAAAAATTAGTAGGTCAAAATATGGAAGAAGAGACTTTACTTTAGACTCAATATATATTCAAAGTGAAGACCAAGCAAATGGATTAATGGATTGGATACTTTCTAAAACAATAAAGCCTAGAAAGATCATACTCCTAGAGGTATTTGGAGTCCCACATATCCAACTTGGAGACATTGTCAATATAGACTATACAATGCCAAGTGATGATAAGTTTGTTGAAATAGATAAGCAGTTTGTTGTTAGTGAAATTCAATACGGAAGATCTGAACAGGGTCCATCTAGTATAATTAAGGTGGTTGAAGTATAATGGCAAAAAAAGATAAAGAAAAGTCCACAGCATCTAAGGCTATTGCTACTGCCTCGCTTACAGAAAAACAAAGAACTAGCCTTCAAAAAGATCTAAAAAAATATGCCAAGTCTGGCAATAATGTTACAAAGGCAGAACTTGCTAAGATTCAATCAAAGATAGATAAGTATACAAAAGCACTTACTGCAGAAGCAACAGTTTCAGTGCCTTCACTTCCTTCATTTCCAGACATTTCATCTACAGGAACAACATCTATAAAACTTCCAGAAAAAGACAATGTTCTTTCTCTTACAAGTAACAATGTAGACGAGGCAACAATCGTAGCAATGGTTTTTGAAAAATTAGGTGCCGTAGAGTTGACAAAGTTTACTAGAACTGACACGGTAGAAGGAATAAATCCTTACTATAATATAGTGTCTAATTTAAGTTCTATTAAGAAAGAATTTGATCCTTCAAATCTCGTTGCATCTCAAAAATCAGATACTTCTTTGTATAATGCATTTTCTATTAAACTATCTAATAAAATACCTGGAGATCAGTACCTAGCAGATAGAGCCTTGGATAATTATATTTATATAGATACTAGCGGCAACCTGGTCATTGAACTAGACAATATGACTCCAGACGAACTAGTAGAAGTAGAAATAGACACAAATGGTACAATTGTAGAGGTGAGATAATGATAACTAATGATGGTAAACAAATCGTAGCAAAGTTCATGCTTGGTCAAGCACCTACCTTTGCCTCGTATATCGCAGCAGGATGCGGTCCAGAGCCACTAATTACTGGAGAGTCAGCATCTGTATCACTAACAAAAAAGTCACTAGATTTTGAGGTTTTTAGAGTTCCTATCTTATCAAAAGGTTTTATTAAAGAAAATGGGGTAGAAAAACTAGTTCTTAAAGCAGAAATGCCAAATGATCAAAGATATAAAATATCTGAAGTAGGAGTATATCCTGGTGCAAATAATGCTGTTGCTGGAAGATATGATAGTAAATTACTTATAACATTTTCAACAGCAGAAGCATGGACATATTCAGATGGTTCAAGTTCTTCGGCAGTCCCTTATCCAAACATTCCAATTGACAATGGAAATACAAGTGCAAGTATAAATGCAAGCACTGAAAAGTTTTTATTTATTAACTCAGACTCGACAATATTTAATGATCAATCAAGACAGAATAGACAAGAACCCCCAAGGTATTTAAATAGATCATTACTAGTTTCTGGTAGTTCATCATATATAGGTTCAGGATATACTGTAAATGCTGGATCACAATATTTAGAAAACTCTGCAATATCTTTTGATTTAAGTCAAAACCTTCCAGATGATGAAGTAAAACTTGCTTTTAGTTTGTTAAGTAGACAAGCAGCAACTAATACAAATCCAGACAATGTAAAGATTATTCTACAATTTATCAATAACTTATCTGGTATAAATACAGCACCACCTGCTGCAACAGCAAAAATAGATTTAACATCGGCCAATATTGGGTCAAATAGATATCAGGTTGTAACTAGGACAATATCTCAATTTGCTGCTGACCAATCATTTTCATGGGCTAATATTAACATGGTTAGGATTTATGTTTCTACACTGGTAGGTGGGGCACCATCTAACGACTACTTTGTTTTACTTGATGGAATGAGAATAGATAACGTTACAGCAATCAATCCACTATACTCATTAGTCGGGTATAACATAATTAAGACAGACGATGGACTACCAATTTTAA